CTAAGGTTTCTGCTAATTCTGCAGCAAGCTCTTTTTGTCTTGCGGTCTCTGCATCAAACATTTTTGCTTGCTCTTTATCAACTTCCATCGTTGTGCCTTTCCAAATCTTTTTCACATCTTTACTAAAGTTACCGAAATGTGTTTTTGCATCACCCCAACCTTTTTTCCAAGCATCTGATATGGGTTTAAAAGAAAGAGTTTTAACTGCTTTCACCGCTCCACCTATTAATCCTATAAATAAAGCAAAACTTTTCATCATTGCATTAATTGTCCATGTTACGGTATAAATTACTGTCGCAAGAATCTTAAATGCTGGAATGGCCATAAATCCAATAACCTTTGCTAATGATGACAGAATTTCGATACCTTGTCTTATTACTGGGTCAAATGCTTCTCCTATTGCTATGCTGATATCTCTCCATGCCTTTCTTAACATAATCATTCTCCCAGCTGATGTGTCCATGTATCTAGCCAAATCACCTTCTGCCCTCAAAGCAACCTCTAACACACCTAATCGCTTTGCCTCTGCCTTTTCTAATCTTGTTAGGTCAGATACTCTTTTCCCTATTTTTGCTGCACCATTTTTAATAATAAGGTCGTAGTTTTCAGTCATACCAGCCGCTTCAGCAAGCATTGAAAGTTGTGCCCTATATGAGCTTGTAAGATTTAATACTGCTTGGTCGAGTGTTAAGAAATCTCTCCTGCTAAGAGCAGCTATATCTGTAAATGCTTCAAAGATTTCAACCGCTTGATCTAATTCTAATCCCGCAGTAAGAAGGTTTCTTAATCCAGTTGCTACTACTGCATAAGATATTCCTGTCTCATCAGCCAATCGCTTCGCTACATCTATAACTTCTTCTTGAGAAACACCAAAAGCAGCAGCCACGGAAGTAAGACCCATCATGGCCTTTTGATATTCTTGAAAGTCTTTCGTACCCTGTTTTATCGCATCAGATAATTTCTTAATGCCAATTATCAAAACTGCGATTACTGCTACAACAACTGCTATATGAGGTGCTGTTGTTGCTAGAGTGGCAATAAACCCACTAATTCCTCTAGAAGCACCTTTAACCGCACTTCCAAGTTGGACAGCCTTACCAGCCATCCCTTGAATCCCACCACTAACAGTAGTGCTGACTCCTTTTACAGATGTGCCTAACCCTTTCACAGATTTCTGAGCAGTATTTATACCTGCCTTAAAGCCAGAAACATCTGCCGTTATTCTCGCAACTAAATTTCCTATATCCATAATTATTTAATTTTAATATTTCTGCCTTTAGAAGCAATCTTTCGCTTCAATACGGCAAGTCCTTCTTTGTCCATTTTATCACTCATTATAGTTTTAGATGAAATCCTGCGACTGTCTTTTTTACTAAGAAGATTCCAAAGTATCTTCTGAGATGCTGGCTCTAATACTGGATTGGTTACTATTGCCAACCCCATCAAATAATCATTTCTTCTACGATTATCTATCAGTCTTACATATATTAAAGATTCATCAGGGTAAACCCTGCTTAATATAAAATCTTTACTCCAACCATATTCACTTGCCAGAGAATCTATTATTTCTTCAAGCCAGTCTTTATTGTCTTCGGCTTTGCCATCTTGAGAAGATTTTGAATATTTTTTTTTACCAAAGTGAAGTCATTTACTTCAAAAATACCCTGCAAAAGCACGGTAACATCATCTAATCCATATTCTGTTTCCAATTCTTCAACTGGAATGTCTGATGCGATAGATAATACTTGCAAAAGCTCTGGGAGGGAATCTGAAATCATTGAAGGCAATGATTGGATTACTTTTTTATTAGAAATTTCACCAAACTGTCCCAACTTTTCTGGAAGTTTTTTCAATGCACCGAGAATAGCTGCGTATTTACCCAAAGGCAACTTTTTCAAAACAACATCTTTGCCATTAATTTTAATGGTTTTTGATTTACTATGTAAATCCACTATTTTAGTATCTATTTTTTTATCTGTCATATTTGTAATTAGCGAGCATTAACCTGCTTCAAATGCAATTACGATTAGTCTTAGCTGGTACTATCTCCTATTAATCCGAGATAATCTCCATCACTTCTATCTTCATCAAGAATTGCCTCGAAAGTTACTTCTACAACTCTTTCACCATCGTACGTATATTCAAGATTAATTTCACTTGCTACTACTGCTTTATACAAAACAACGTCTTCTGATAAGTCGTCTGATTCGTTAGCAATAGGGTGAAGCACTAACTGTTTGGCCAAAGCCGCTAAAGCTGTACCTGCACTATCTCCAATAGTAATTTTACTTGTATCGGAGCTTCCTGTTGGAATTGCAATCTGCAAATTGGCTATTGTTGCTTCTGCCAAAGGCACTTTAGCTACCAATTTTTCACCAATTAACACTTTTTCTACGACTGTATTACCATATTTATCTACAGTTACATCATGATATTCTGGGGTGTATGTTACAACAACTCCGCCCTTGGTATGACCCAAGTCAACATCGTTGAAAGTAGCACTACAAACACCTAATTTTACATTTGTTACATCTGCTGCCATATTATTTTTCCACCTCCTTAAAAGTTTTGTCTGCTAATTTTAATAACTCTGCCCTAGTTGTTTTAAAGTTGATATTATTCATCTCATTACATTTAGGACACTTAATTTGTAATCTTCCTGCATATATATTTTCCAAAGCAAGTAGATTTCTACATTTAGTACATCTAAATTCTCGATAATACTTTCCTTTTGACTTAATCATAATACTAAATCTATTTTAACACAAACTATCTTCTTATCATTCCTCTGACGTTTATACTGAATTCGTCACGCTCATTAGAATCTCGTCCGATATGGACTGGCTCACTCATTAAAGTCATGTAATAAAAGTAGACACCGCCTGAAACTAGTTGAAGATTAGCTTTCCTGTTAACGAGAGCAACAATTTTATCTACCTTTGCTTTACCAGTCGTGTAATCAACACTTCTAACATAAATTTGAAAAGTAGGTACTCCAGTTGGCAAGTAAACATCAGGCTCAAATCCACCAGTATCATAAACCACAACTATGCTGTTTGGTTTATCAGGTAAATATGCCTTGAATAAATCGGTAGCCAATGTACCAATGTCATTATCTTCTAAGTATTTTGCTAGATTGTCTAAGGGTTTGTTTGCCATTTTATTTTAAACTCTCCTTAATTTCATTATTAATTATGTTTCTAAATTTACTAATATTGTTTTTAAGTGGGTCTTCTAGATATTTACCTTTTCTACCTTTTTGAAATTTATATTCTGGATGCTCATGCATTCTAACAGCATAAGGGGTGTTATAGCTTACTGACGCTTCTAAATCACCCTTATCAACCTTGCCGCTATTTTGTAATTCTCCAGTATCATGTGGTACTTCTAGGGCAGATAGCCTTAAAAGCTCATCTCCTGCCTCGCCTACTGCCTTACTTACTGCCTGAGTCATTGCAGGGATAATTTGAGCTGACCTCATATTAAAATCACTAATATCCCAAGTTATTTGTTTGCTCATAATTTTTTCTTTAAAGTAACCTTAATGAATTTGACACTTAAATCATCCATTGGTTGCTCTAATTTGATTATCCTATAAGAAACGCTGTTATATTCAACTTTATCTCCAATGTCTAACCCCGTAATAGTATTGGGCAAGTAACAAACAGCGTCAGCTTGTACTTCTTCGCCCTTATTATTAATGATAATGATTGATTTCAAAACAAATCTACCCCTAACAGCTGTACTTGCTGAAAAACTATCCCTGCCATACTCATCAGTAGAGGGTCTTGGGAAAACTAATACTGTTTGCCTCATGAGGTGCTTCATTTTTTATTACCTTCCTTTACTTTAAGAAACTCGATTAATTGCTCCTTAGTGTTATTTTTGTAACCATACTTCTTATGAAATTTTATATGGTCATTTTCACAAAATGTTATTCCATTGTCGATTGCGAATCGTAATTCTGGATACTCAGCAAAATTCAAAATGTGGTGTGGATGTAAATTCCCACCACTATTATCTCCACATTTCTGACAAGTCCAGCCATCTCTAGCAAATACTGCTTCTCTCCAAAGTCTAAATTCAACAGATGTCCTAATCAAATGATTTTCAGGCGTAATTCCACCTTTCCAAGCAGGATTATCCTTACCCATTTTTTTACCCCTTCTTGCTAAGCCAATTCTTTCCCTATGCTTTTCAGAAAACTTCTTTCCCTTCCAGTGCCTGGCATTGTTTTCACTAATCTTTTCTTTAGTTGCCTTAATCATCTTTCTACCGAGATTAGCCTTGCGTAGCTTCTCTATAAGCTCCTTAGACCGCTTTTTACCAAGCCAATATCCTTTGTTGCCCTTAATAAATTGGCCACTATTCTTTTCCCCTTTACGAGCCTCTCTCATATGTCTTTTAGCTTCTTCAGAAGCTGGTTTATGATTGTAAACTCCTTTTGGCATTAAACCATCCTCCCCTTAATATTTTTTATACCCTTTAATAGTAACCGAGACTTGGGTGAGATAAGCCTATTCATTCCTTTAATTGTTGTATAGTGATAATCCCCAATAACTTCAGAGTC